AGTGCACGTCAAGGTCAAAATACTCATGGTACTTAATCTTTTCGTTTGGCTTCTTGCTTTCCCAGTCTTTACGGACGCCATACATTGAAATCAGCTCAGCAACAGTAGTATCGGCTTGATAGTAGAATGACTCCAAGCCCATTGCACCAAGTTCGCACGCACACTTACGTGCGTTCAGAGGCTTAATTAGAAATGGGGTAGTTTTGACCAACCTTTCGTTACGATAGGTGCGTGCCTTGGAGGGTTTCTTGATGCTATCTTTTTGCCACTCAACCAAATCTTGGGTGTCATTCACAGAGGTGAAGCTAATCCCATAGCGCAGCAAACTGTCGACAATCTCTTCGTTGACTGGATGCCCATTAATCCTTCCAGATTGGTAAAGAACGGCGTGGCAGAATCTCTCCATCTTCTCAATGTCGTCTGGCGGGATATTCCCGTTCATCTCAGCAGAGATATTGATGTGAGGCTGCGTGTTGCTCATAAGGCGCTTTGCGCCCATAAACTGGTTGTGGGGCTCTGGAGAGATAGTTTGTTTGACATCCTTTCTCTTAATCTGGCTATCCCACTCCATATTAATCATCTCGTCCATTTTCGCCTGCACCTCGTGCAAGCCTGAAAATGCAGACCACATTTCTTCTGCGTGTTCTTTTGCTCTTTCAAAATTATTAGATGCCATAATACCCTCCAGGTACTATATTCTATCCAACGATAGAAATGGCGATTTGGCAGAATAATCTATACCTCTTCGTCTATGGGGTTTATTATACTTACCTACGGGATTTGTCAACATACCAAACGCATCGTAGGAGTCGTCCTCTTGGTGGTCATTGACGTCCTCTGGGTCGTCAGGGGATACCATAAGCTTCTGCAATTGTTTTATCAGCTGTTTACACTCTGGGGTGATGATGACACCTGGATAGCCGTCAGGTCTGATGGCAAGCAGCTCGTGCACGCGGGCTTTCTTTGCATGTCGGTTCGGGTCGCCTTTTGTCAAGCGTACTCCATGCTGTTCGTAAATGTCAGCAGTGGAAATAAGCTTATCGTTTACGCTTTGCCTGTTCCACATCTTGGGGTCAGCATAGCGCCGTGCCTTCATTTCGTTTTCGTCTGAGCGCATTTTGATGAGCTCAGCTTGTTGGCTATCCGTAAGTCCAGCTTGGCTAATTTCATCATAAACTATAAGCCTACCGTTAGCTGGATTGACAGCTCCAAATAAGCACACAAACGGGCGGGAAATACCCCAGTCAATCCCCATATAGCGCGGGAAGGTGTATGGTATAAAACTCTCATAACCCAAGTCAGGGATTTTATTAAGGGGCATAACGTGCGTTTCGGTGCTGAACTCTGGAAAGGCAGCCCCCTGAATAACATTCCAGTCTCCATCGCGCCACGCGCGCCTACGTGCAGGGGGCTGCGCACTAAGGATACTATAATATTCTTTTGGCAAGTAGGGATTATCTGTGGCAAGCGCTTTCACAAAGTTGAACTGGTCAGCCATCGGCGCAAGCCCCCTCAACTGGTCTGAGGAAAAGTCTTTATCAATCCAGCAGGCTTTGACCCATTCGTTGCCAATACCATCAGGGTTGCTACCAGCGATAAACGGGCAGTGCTCAATGCCAACCCAGCGGAGAGAGCCAATCAGAATAAGGAACTGGTCAACCTCAAACTCGGTCAGCTCGTCTACACCAACGGCGGCGAATTCAGCAGACTTATATCTATCAGCTCCTTTATCAAGGTTACGAAGCATAATAATCCCACCACCATACTGTTCAGAAAGGCGGAAGGAAAGACCATAAACCTGGCTGTCAGAAAAAGTGCCCAGCCATTCAGGCATTTGGGTGAATTTGGGAATATGGCGGTCTTCCAGTTCTGCGTATGTCTTGCAGAACAGACCAACTTGCACATGCTTATGCCCGCGCATTCCCTGCAAGATAAGCCAGGAAATTAGCGCCCAGCGCAGCCAATACGACTTGCCACCAAACCTGGCGCCCCCGTATAGGGTAAACTTGTTCTCCAGCATAGACATCCAAGCCACCTGTTGTCTTGGTGTCCAGTTGACTAAATCAGATAGATTAACCTTAACGTCAGCCATTAGAATCCATAAGTTGTTTTGGTTCAGGGTCAATATCTATGATGTTGCGCGCCGCGTTCTCGTCAGCCTCAGCCATTAACTGCTGATAAGTTTTATTACTCACGCCGAGGTCAAAAGAGATTAGCACGGTATCTTCGTGCTTAACAGTAATTTCTGGTGGCTGCCACTGACGCCAGAAGCGCAATGCATTTTTCATCCAGTCCTCGTCTTTAGAGGTAACAGTTCGCCCAGGGATAAGCTGCCCATCCTCGAGTCTGATGGTCGGATATGTGGCTTGACCCATCACTGACATTTGAAGCAGCATATCGCCGAGAATATCCATCCATGTGCGTGTCTCTACTGTGCCATCACCCTTGAGAACCTCAACTTCAGCGTTGAACTTCAAGTCCATCATATCGCGTATCATTGCACGCTGCTTCTTTGTCTCATAGTTGTTCGTCTTATCGCCAGCGCCTTTACGCAACAATCCGCCGCCAGGATTGCCAACAATGAACCTGCCAGTAGAGGGGTCAATAATTGCTTTGGCTTTTATACCACTCATTACAATCCCCAGCCTTCCTTGGCCTCTTTTGGTGTTATAATACCATCTTTGAGCAATGCACTTACATATTCTGAGCGGGTGAGTCCCATAGATAGGGCTACGATTGCAAAGCTTACTATTTGCCCAGGCTGCATGCCAGTATATTCCTGCATCTTTGCAAGGTGCTCGATGGCTGGTTCGGTAATATGCCAAGTACGTTGTCTTGTTGGGAGAGCTACTGCGTGTCTATTTCCATTTGCCATATCACCATTATAGCATAATATGTTATAATAATAAAGCGGAGGACAAAATTCGGCTACATGCCGTGTAGAACAGACGCTCAGGCGACCGTTCTCTATATCCTCTGCACCCTTGACAAACTAATTGCTATGATTTATAATGAATTCAATGAGATTCTCTCCTCTCCTCCTTTAGAAGGGGCGCCGCGGAACCACGGAACTGCGGCGCCCAACAAAAATAGTTTTGGAGTAAAGACATGGAAAAAAAGAAAGTCCAACCGACAAAAGTTAGACCAAAAGGCAACCGAAGACCAGACTCAGTCCAAAAAAACTGGCCGTATCCCCAAAAAGTTCTTGACAACATAGAAGCAATAAAAGCCCTCACGGGCGAAAAAACAAGCATAGGTGTAGTAACCCATGCAGTTGCAGCCTATCTTTATGGGCTCACCCAGCATATTCACGATGTAGAAATTATCACAGAGGATACGCTAAAAGAGTCGGCGATTATCAATAACATCCCTGCCCCTGTATCTGATGCTGAATATTGGCGCAGGATAGCAGAAAAGAAACAATAATTACTATAATCCAAGGAGCAAGCGATGAAGCAGAAATGTTTAAATTGCAAGAGCTGGGAAATGAACTATGACCCGTGCGTCGGCTGGTGCCAGAGCTTTAACGGATGGCGCTTCCAGTTTGAGGGGAACGATTGTGAGGATTACGAGTTTTTTGAGGAACGGGCACCTGGCAAGCCTTCTTACCTGCCAGAGCCAAAGAAAGCCAGCGCAAAGCGCGGCACGGACAAAGATGTGATAGAACAGAATGGTGATAGAATACGCAAACTGCGCAAAGAGGGTAGGAGCTATTATAAGATTGCGCAAATGATTGGTATACCAGGGCGTAATTGTGCGTCTGTCCGAAGGTGGTTGGAAAAGCACCCAGAGGAAGACGAGCTGCCTGTTGAGATTGATAGCGGTTTGTAAATATTTTTCAAAGCTAAAAACGCTTTGAAAGAAAGGAGGTTGGGAATGAATTTGCTTATTAATTGTAATGCAAAACAAATCCCTTTGGCGGATGGTAGCGTGAATTGTATCGTTACCAGTCCGCCCTATTATGGACTCCGTGACTATGGAACTGCTCGCTGGGAAGGCGGCGACCCAAATTGCGACCATAATCCCCAAAGGCACGATGGCGGTTGGAGAGCAGACCGCACCTTGCCTTTGGGGCGAGGCGGTGTTTATCGTGAAGTTTGTGCCAAGTGTGGCGCAATCCGAATTGATAGTCAGATTGGCTTGGAACAGACCCCCCAAGAATATGTGGACAATCTGGTACAGGTATTTAGGGAATGCTGGCGGATACTGAGAGATGACGGGACGGTATGGCTGAATTTAGGTGATAGTTATAACGGCTCTGGTGGTGCTGGCGGCGATTATAATAGCGGAGGATTGAAAGATGGACAGCCAAAATATCCTGGCAGAAATGTAGAGAACCTAAAGCCCAAAGACCTTATCGGCATCCCCTGGATGGTAGCCTTTGCCCTGCGTGCTGATGGTTGGTATCTAAGGCAGGATATTATCTGGGCAAAGCCCAATCCGATGCCCGAAAGTGTGAAAGACCGATGCACCAAAGCCCACGAGTATATATTTCTGTTGAGCAAATCGCCTAAATATTATTATGATTATGAGGCGGTAAAAGAAGAATCTATTACTCCAAGTGATATGCAAATTGCAAAGCGCAATAAATTAGAACATAAAGGGCAGCGCGATCCTGGCGGAAGACGCCAAACAACCGCTGGATTTGATAAGATAAATAAGATTTATGAATCCAGAAACCGCCGTTCCGTCTGGACTGTTACAACCAAGCCCTATAAGGGCGCACACTTCGCCACATACCCGCCAGAGCTGATTGAGCCGATGATATTGGCTGGATGCCCTGCTGGCGGGAATGTTCTTGACCCATTTGTAGGGTCTGGAACAACAATAATGGTAGCCAACGAACTGGGACGGCGTGGCATTGGACTTGATTTGAGCTTCAAATATCTGCAAGAGAATGCAAAAGAACGGATTGCTACTGTTCAGCCAATTATGTTTACTTAGGAGAAGTTATGAATAGAGACGAGGTGTTATCAGTAATTAGACAATTCGCAGGGCACGAGAACATAATTGCCGTACCGCGAATATTGATAGAGCTTACAGGCGACCCCATTATGGCAATGATGTTAAACCAGTTACTTTATTGGAGCGCTCAAAAGGAGTGGGTTTATAAATCGTTAGAAGACTGGAACGCTGAGATAGGCGGTATTAGCAGGCGCAGAATGGATAGGTTCGCAGAGCTGCCCTATGTGGAAACAGAGGTTCGCAAAGCCAATGGAGCTCCAACAACACACTATCGGATTAATGCTGAGCTGTTTTATAATGCCCTTATGGAGCTTATTAACGCTAAATCGATTTACGCAAATGAGCAAATGGATTTACCCAAAATGACAAATCCATTTGCTCAAATGAGTAAATCTTTAACAGAGACTACTACAGAGATTACACACAAAGATACTACTACTGTTGTTGCTGAAAACAGCAACGCAAAATCAGAAGCTGAAATCGCAGAAGTGTTCCAAGCCTACGAAGGTGAAATAGGCTTGCTCACATCATTTACAAGAATCATAATTGTTTTACATTTTGTTCGTTCTGCACTGGGTCTTCAATCAACTCCTCCCAATCAAATCTTAGTTGGTTTAGCATTATTTTTAACATTTTTTATTATGT